ATGGCCTCCGCCATTGGAGATCTCTTCAGTGGATTTGGCTCAAAAGCCTCCGGGGGATTTTCCAGTGTAATCGGTGGTATGGCTGGAGCTCTCAGTCCCTTGCAGAAGGTTCTTGCCGGAGCGAAACTCGCTTGGGATAATTTCTGGCAAAGTGTTGGCGATGTATCGACCAAGTTGCAACCAGGGTTCCAGGCTATCGCCACTGAGTTCCAGAATCTCGGCACTCAGATTGGCAATGCGCTACAGAGCATAAACTGGCAGGGACTTCTTGACGTTATTCGTACAGGTCTTCTTGGCGGCATGTATCTAGTCTTCAAGAAGTTCTTCAGCGGTAACTTCAAGGGTCTACTTGGTGGTGGGATTCTAGAGAGTGTCAGTGGCTCGTTTGAAGCTCTGACAGGTTCTCTCAAGTCTATGCAGCAGACTATCAAAGCTGCCACATTGCTCGAGATAGCCGCAGCTGTTGGAATTCTCACTGCCTCGATTGTCGCAATGTCGATGATCGATGAGAAGAAGCTGGATAAGGCTCTATCTGGAGTCATGATAGCTATGGGTGAGCTTCTTGGCGCCATGGCTCTTCTGAACAAGATCAGCCTTACCGGTGGATTCCTCAAGATGCCGCTTATTGCCGGATCTATGATCCTATTGGCCACAGCTGTGGATATTCTTGTTATAGCCGTATCAAAGCTTGCCGGTTTGAGTTGGACACAGCTTGCCAAGGGTCTTGGTGGTGTTGGAGTTCTTCTCGGTGGTATAGCTTCGGTTGCCGGGCCCCTCTCAAAGAGTACTACGGGTTTGATCAGTGCTGGTATCGGTATCACTGCCATTGCTGTGGCTTTGAATATTCTAGCTCTGGCTGTCAAGCAGTTCGGCGGTATGAGTTGGGAGCAGCTCGGCAAGGGCATGGCCTCTGTCGCTGTTGCACTAGGCGGTATTGGTCTTGCTTCAAAGGCGTTCCCAACAGGAATGATTCAGATCGGAGCAGGTCTGGTTGTCGTCGCTCTGGGCCTCAAGCTTCTCGCCGGAGCGGTTGGTTCGTTCGGCAAGATGGCTTGGGGAGAGATTGCCAGAGGCATGGCTTCGATTGCTGCTGCTCTTCTCATTATTGCAGGCGCTATGCATATTATGCCCTCGAATATGGTACTTACCGCAGCTGGTTTGTTGCTAGTTTCAGTTGCGTTGAAGGGCATTGCCAGTTCCATTGAAAGTCTTGGTGGACAATCAGTTGGAACGCTGGCCAAGGGCATAATCAGTCTTGCCGTGGCTTTGGGCATTCTCGCTCTAGCGATGCAAGCTATGCAAGGAAGTTTGGCCGGTGCCGCGGCTATGGCTATCGCTGCTGCCAGTATAGCTCTACTTACCCCTGCTTTAACCAATCTAGGAAAGCAATCTTGGGGTGAGATTATCAAGAGTATGGTTGCTCTTGCGGCTGCCTTCGCTCTTCTTGGTGTTGCAGGAGTTCTACTCGAGCCTGTTGCTCCGGCATTGTTGGCTCTTGGTGCAGCACTGCTTCTGATTGGTGGCGGTCTGGCTTTGGCTGGCGCAGGTATAGCTCTAATCGGCGTAGGTCTTAGTGCCATTGCTGTGTCTGGCCCTGTCGCAATCGGTGTGTTGCTGAAGGCATTTACTGACTTCATGGAACAGATTCCGATATGGGTCAAGAGCATGGTCACTGCTCTGTTGCAGATTGTAACATCGATAGCCGATGCAGCTCCTAAATTTGTCGAAGCTCTCGGGAAGATCCTCGTAGCTTTGGCAAATGCTGTCATTGCTGCGGCTCCACAAATAGCCAAAGCATTTGACGCTCTTATTCAAGCTGCATTGAAGGTGATCAAGGATAACTTCCCAACTATAGTGGCTGCGGGTTTCCAGATGTTGTTGTCGCTTCTACAGGGCATACGAAACAACATGGGGCAAGTAGTCAGTATGGTCGCTCAGATTGTTATCACATTCCTGAACTCGTTGTCTGGCCATCTTCCGAGAATTATAGCTGCTGGTGTCGGTGTATTGATCAGTGTTGTTCAGGGAATTGCCAACAGTCTCGGAAAAGTGATAAACGTCGCTGGTGATGTAGTCGCTAGTTTCGTGAGTGGAATTGGTAATAACCTAGGCAAGATTATCAACTCTGGCGCTAATGCAATTGCCAAATTCGTAAATGCGATTGGTGATGGCTTCGGCAAAGTTATAAACGCTGGTGGAGAAGCTGTTGTCAAGTTCATCAATGGTATTGCTGATAATGGTTCACGGATCATCACAGCTGGTGCAAACGCCATTGGGAAACTTATCTCAGCACTTGGCAGTGCGGGTAACGATCTGTTCAACAAGGGTGCAGACGCTGTTATCAGCTTTGTGAATGGTGTGGCTGCCACGATCAGAACCAAGGAGCCTCAACTGGTGAAAGCCGGATGGAACCTTGGTTGGTCCATTGTTCAGGGCATGATCAGCGGTATGGGCAGTCTGGCTGGTGCAGTTGTATCCAAGGCTGAGAGCATTGTGTCGGGCATTCCTGGCGCAGTGAAGAAGCTCTTGCACATCGGTTCTCCTTCCAAGGTCTTCTACGACATTGGTGTGGACACAATGCAAGGTATGATCAATGGTATCGCGGATCAGCAGGATAATGTTATATCTGCGACAGAAGATGCAACCAATGCCATGATCAATGCTATGAGCGCTATTCCAGATGCAATCAGTGGTATGTCAGATCTAAATCCTGTAATTACACCTGTGTTGGATTTGACTCAGGTGCAAGTAGGCGCAGATCAGATGAACGCAATGATCAATACCGCTCCTGTGGTTGGGTCGACTTCATTTGGACAGGCTTCATCTATATCCTCTTCTCAAGCTCCTTCAATTACCAGTAGCGATAATACAGGACAACCTGTTACATCAATTACCTATGAGCAGAACAATTACTCGCCTGAAGCGCTGTCTGAGATTGATATTTACAGACAAACTAAGAATCAGCTGTCACAGTTGAGAACTGTCTTTTCGTAACCTGGGGCTCCTTCGGGAGCCTCAGTTATATTTGTGAATGGAGGTCTGAACAAGAGTGTTGACTCGACTTAGAGCGTATAGCTCATGGCTAGATGCGCCGACGCTATCTTTGAGTGACGATGGTAGAGAAGAAACGGATCTGATCCAGATTCGGGATATTCAAGGATTGGATCCGGTCAAGGCCGCTGTCAACACTTCACCGTTCGGATCTGTTGATGGAGTGGCATATTTAGGAAGCAGTGTTCCAAGCAGAAACATCGTTATCACGCTTCATCCTAATCCTGACTGGGACAACTGGACGTATGAGAAGCTTCGCAGGCTCGTGTATTCATATTTCATGCCCAAGTTGCTTACTCAGCTTGTCTTCTATAGTGATGATATTCCTCCGGTGGAAATTCTCGGATACGTCGAGGATTGCAACGTAAATCCGTTCAGCAAAGATCCTGAGATTCAGGTTTCGATTATCTGTCCTGATCCATATTTCACAGCGCTGAATGCGACAATAATCACAGGGCAATCTACTCGAGACAATTCCAATCCAGTCATAATCGAATACAATGGATCGATTGAGGCAGGAATCAATGTCGAAGTGACCAGGGTCTCGGATCCTGCTCCGACTTACATAAGCATTCAGGTTGGGGATCCTTCGATGCAGACGTTCCGAGTAGCTGCTTCGGTGGATGCGACAAAGTACTTCGTGATGAATTCCACAGCTGGGCAGAGATACGCTCAGACTGTCTCATTGTCCACAGGTGTCATCACAAATCTGCTTTCAAAGATCGTAGAGGGTTCTACCTGGCCTACCTTGCAGCCAGGAGCGAATAAGTTCTCTATTATCACCGATCAGGGTGGACAAGATTGGCAGCTCACATATTTCGAGCGCTATGGGGGTCTCTGAGTGGAACTTTTCACCTTGAATCGGGGGTTTCTCAGGCAATACGATATTGACAAGTTCACATCCGCTATTTGGACAGAGCGATATTATGGCGACAGTGAATTCGAGTTGGTCGTTCCGGCTACTTCAGATTTCATTCAGAAACTTCCGATAGGTACGTTCGTAGGTCTTGTCGGCAGTAAAGAGGTCATGCTGGTTGATTACTCGGATAGTGAAAAAGGTTCGTGGAAGATAACCGGCTCCAGTCTTCTCAAGTTCCTGAACAATAGATTCATTCGTGTAACAGCTGCACACGAAGATCGATACTGGTACATAAACGGTCAAGTTCCAGGTGTAGTGCTGTACTGGATTATTTACTATATGTGCTTTGCTCAAAGCCCGTATTTGAACGGGACAGTCAATATCGGCATTCCAAACGCGGCTTCCTTGGCTATTCCGAATTTGGGTCTCAAGGCTTATGATACTTCGGGCTCTCCTATCAATGTCGCGGTCCCTTATGGACCAGTGTACGATGCTATGAGGGATATTGCCACCACGTATGGGGTGGGTATACAGATCACTCTCGAGTGGGCTACGGACACGTCATATTCCATCCAATTCCGCAGCTACAAGGGATTGGATCGGACAAGTCGCCAAACGGTCAATCCTGTGCGATTTTCTCCTCAGATGGATACTTTGACTGACATCAAAGAGCTCCAATCCATCGTGAGCTACAAGACCATCGCATATTCGTTCTGTCCTCCGAACCCAGATGGCTTGGCTACGGTGTGTGGGACGGATCAGGTTCCTGGCGGCACTCCTTCGGGATTTGATCTACGCGCATTGCTGACATTCGAAGAGGACATCACTACAGACCTCATTGGCGGAAGCCAGGCGAATCTTGTCAGTCTCCTGAACGCTCGAGCTCATAATGCTTTGGCCAATAGCCCGTTCTCAAGGGCTATTGACGGTCAGATCGTTCCTTTGCATCAATATCAGTATGGGGTCGATTACAGTCTCGGCGATATCATCGAAGTGCAGGGAAATAGTGGAATTGTCCAGAATTCGATGGTCACGGAGTATATTCGTGCTCAAGATAACTCAGGTGAGAAGGCTTATCCGACTGTAGCGATGCTTGGCTAGGGGGAAGTATGTTTATATTTGCTGCGGGTATACTCGGAGAGTTAACTCTTATTGGTCTTGCTTTTCTGGTAGGGGTAGTCATTGCCACTTTGGTAGTGTTGCGTCTAAAGGGTGAACGGCTATTCAGTGGTACTATTCACGTGAAGAAGACTCCGGACAAGATCATATATTCGCTTGAGCTTGATCATGATCCAGAGGATCTAGAACATATGAAAACTGTTTCGTTCAAGGTGCATCCTGCTAAAAATGAAGAAGAGAAAGAAGAATAGATCTTCGCAGTTAAAACATCTCCTATAATGAGACCCCCTATGAAGGAGATTTATGTTTACAGGAGATAAGCCTGAATCACAGCTCGAAGCCGCGATCAATAAAGCGTATCGAGACCTGGACAGTCATCCAGTAGGCACAGAGAAGTACGTGCAGACTTTGGATGCGATAGTCAAGTTACACAAGATGAAGGAAGATGAAAAGCCTTCAGAAGTGGACAAGAATACCGCACTCATCGTCGGTGCCAATATCCTGGGCATACTGCTGATCATCCGGCACGAGCACGTGAATGTCATCACGTCAAGAGCCATGAGCACGCTTATAAAACCGAAGTAACAGAAAACTTTAGAAGGAAGTCCAAGTGGAGGGCCGCATACGCGGCCTTTCGCTTTTTCTCTACATGGACTTTAATTTTTTGAGTTCCCAAAAATCCCCGGGGGGAGAAATTCCCATAAGGGTCGCAGATATTACATCGCTTATAATGAGACCCTACAAACATCAATTTAGGAGTTTACTATGAGTAACGATGCTAACAACAACGTCGTCGAGGAGCCTGTTCACAAGACCTCGAAGCTGAAGAAGATCAGGAACAACCTGCTCGTCGCCGGAATCTACGCGATTCCCGTCGGCCTGACTGGTGCTTCCTGCTACTACAGCTACAAGATTATGAGCATGAACCTTGAGACGGCGCGGTTGCAGCTCGAAGCTGCTAAGGACGCTGCTAGTACGATTAAGTAATAATCAAAGCTAAGACCTCACAAGGGTTTTAGTTTTTCGCGAAAATTACACGGCTCATAATGAGACCCCACACCACAAAATTTGAAAGAAGGAATAATGAGAATTCCCTTCATCACATCCCACCGTGAATACAAGCAGTGGCTTCAAAAGGAAGCTGCTGATCTTGCTCACCACAAGAAGATGATGGAAGCCATTTCCGAAGCATCAAAGCGCGGAATGAGGAACTAAAAGCTAAGGCCTCACAAGGGCTTTAGTTTTTGTCTCGCGAAGAAAACACATCTTATAATGAGAGAAGACGCCCCTTAATTGCTAGGAGCTCTATCAGCCCCCTAATTGCTGGGACCTGATAGTACACCAGTCTTCTTTCTTTTTTCTATGCTCTTGAAAGGAGCTCGATATGCGGTGGTTCAGAAATAAGTCGTTTGTTGTAAGAGTAGTTAATACTAACGATGTCGATCAAACAGAAGAGACGGTTGTGATCGATATTGATAAGACGGTTGATAAAACTGTCCAAGCCGTTCTTGTAGTAATGGGCGCTTATATGGTTTTGTCAACAACTAGACAACTTATTGTTGGCCATCCAAATCCTGCTCAGATTACTAACACAGTAGCGCCTGTAATTTCGCCTGTATTCAATAATGTTGTGAATAATGGCGGTCATATTCGCAAGATTGTTCTGTGTCTTGAAACTGGTGAAAGATGGGGATCAGTTACCGATGCTGCGAAAGCACAAGGGAAGAATGTTCCTTTGATGTCGCAACATCTAAATCATCCTGATGCTGTTCCCCATATTAATAATCTTACCTTCATGATTGAAGGTTTGGCAACTACCTAATTCGCAACGAAAACATGTCGTATAATGGAGAGAAACTACATCGCCCTCTTAGCTAAGCCTGAGGGTGTCGTTGGCTATGTCGACGGCGCAGATGTAGTTCTCTCCTTTTATTTTTCTATTTGAAAGGACTATGATGCAAGTGTACGTGCAGACTCGGAAGAAGTATGGCTTTTGGAATTTCATTGGAGACTGTGCGATGGTCTTCCTAACGGGCGGACTGTGGCTCATCTGGATATTTGTGCGGGAGATGAGGAAGAAGTGAACTATGTATTATACGGTCTACTTGGTGGACTGGTTTGGGTCGTTGTATATGAGACGGCGAAGGCGTTCCTCACCCGATATATTTATTGGGGTAGGCAAAAGCGGTTCCTCCGGTTTGTTCGTGTTACACTACCGGATGCCAAAGTAGTCGAGTGCATAACTGTAGCGCATACTGATAAACAAGCTATAGAAAATATTGAAAGGCGACTCCGTGAATCTTCTCGAACTCTTTAAGACGAAATTGCCGGACGTCAACACAACCACCATGTTGACGGGTATGGGTGTCACCGGTGTAGTGACGACTGCATATTTTGCGGGTCGTGCATCATTCAAGGCAGCACAGCTGATTGAGAGGGAAGAGCAGCGCCGGATCTCCGAAGCAGCGGAGCCTCTTTCTATCGAGGATCTGACAACGGCAGAGCGGTTCAAGATGGTCTGGCCGCTCTATGTCCCGGCAGTGAGTGTTGGCGCCACGACGATTACTGCGATTGTCATGTCCAATCACGCAGCTTCGAAGAAGATCGCAGCTCTGACGGTCGCCTCGGGTATATCTGAGCGAGCTTTGTCCGAGTACAAGGCGAAGGTGCTCGAGAAGATCGGTGAGAACAAGGAGATGGCGATCAGGGACGAGATCGCACAGGATCGTGTTTCCAAGAATCCACCGACCAATACTCAGATCGTCATGGCGGGGGATAGCGATGTTCTCTGCTTTGACATGATGACGGGCCGATACTTCATGAGCACGATGGAGACGATCAGGCAAGCGGAGAACAAGATCAATTACGAGCTTGTGAATCACATGTATGCAAGTCTGAGCTCGTTCTATGATGAGATCGGTCTGGCTCCAACTCCATATTCTGACACCGTGGGTTGGAACGTCAACGAGCGTCTCGAGGTAGTGATCTCCACAGTTCTGTCTCCAGATAATCGGCCATGTCTCGCAGTGGACTTCTCAACTCCGCCAATTGCTGAATACGCCCGTCTCTGGGGGTAGAAAGGACAGCTGTGCTCAAGAAGACGATTACTTACATGGATTTCAATGATGAGGAAGTCACGGAGGACTTCTTCTTTCATTTGTCCAAACCTGAATTGATTGAGCTCGAGTTCAGTCACGACGGGGGCTTGTCGTCGGCAATGGAGAGGATCGTTGCAGCTGATGACAGGGCTAAACTCATCTCTGAGTTCAAGAAGATCATTCTGCTGGCGTATGGTAAGAAGTCAGTAGATGGTAAGCGTTTCATCAAGAACTCAATCATGCGCGAAGAGTTTGAATCGTCGAAAGCATATGAAGCGCTGTTCATGGAATTGGTCACGGTAACCGACTCCGCCATCGAATTCATGAACGGCATTATTCCAGCTGGTATGGCAGAGGAAGTAACTGACATAGCGTCGAAACCTGAGCCAAAACCTCTAACTGTGGAAGAGGCTAAACTGATAGGTTTAACGGGTAAAGAGCTCACTGACAAGATTGTCGCGGGAGAGGTAGTGATTGTAGATGAATAGGGGCTTGAAGGGGGGACTTGCGATCGGAAGGGATGCTTATTCGCTCAGTCTTAAACAACAGCTGCACGCCCCTGCCCTGTGCCCTCTGTTTTCGCAGAAAAAACATGCTGTATAACGAGACCCCACATCTACTTTAGGAGTAATTATGCTTACGTCAGATAAGATTAAGATTGCCAAGATGGCGGCCCAGTTGATCACTACGATCAGCGTCGGGAAGGTAACTCGCGACATCATCACTAACAACACTACTGTTGAAACCACTGCAGATGCAGCCAAGGTTTGGGCAGGAAGCTTTGTTATTGGTGGAATGGTCGCTGAGCAAGCTTCCGAGCACGTTGATCGCAGGATTGATGGGCTTGTCGATTGGATCGAGAATCGTAAGGCGAGCAAAGAGAAGCTCGAGTACAAGTCGGATCGATAAAGATGAAGGCACCTAACCGGTGCTTTCATTTTCTTTTTCTAAATTGAGGAATCTATGGAAATCCCGGATTATCCGCCTAACAGCGAAGCAAGTAAGAGAAAAGCAGTAGAAGATAAAAAGATCGAGCGCGTTACTTCGGATGATCCAATTCGGAGAAAGAAATCCATCGGTAAGCAGTTCAAAGAGACGTTCATCGGTGGTGACGCGAAGAATGCAGTTCGGTATGCCATGTTCGATATTCTGTTGCCCGCGGCAAGGGACATGGTTGTCGAAACGGTGTCTCAAGGTTTTGAGAGGCTGATTCTCGGCGATTCACGACGTAGGGGAAGTACACCGCCTCAAGCTGGTCCTACTGGTTATGTGAGTTATAACCGATACGCAATGGGGAGCAGGCAGTCAAGTTCTCAACGAGTAATGAGTCGCCAGGCACGAGCTCGTTTCGATTTTGATGAGCTTGTGTTGCAGTCCCGTTCTGAAGCGGAAGAAGTCATTGACAAACTATACGAGGTGGTGAGCCGGTATGGATCAGCAACTGTTGCTGACTTGTACGAGCTTGTGGGTATTAGCGGCTCCTTCACGGACAACAAGTGGGGCTGGACAGAACTCCGTGGTGCGGGAGTTACTAGAGTTCGCGGAGGATATTTGCTGGACCTACCTGACCCTCAGCCCCTTGATTAACTATGAATATGGCAGAGATACGAACGATAGTGAAGTCTCTGTATCCGAATAAGACTTGGGCAGCCAAGGTAGACAGAATGCCTGACGATCGGGTATTCGCAATCTACATGGACTACAACGAAACGAAGAAGGCAGTATCGAAAGACCCGCCTACAGAGCCAACCCAAGGTAAACTTTTTTAAAGGAGATAATGATGCAGTTAGTTTCTGGGGCGATCGGCCGACAGATTGCCCGTCAAGCGTTGAAAGTGGAAAAGAACTCACCGGCGATCCTGTTTGGGGCAGGACTTGTCGGTGTGGTTGGGAGTACAGTTCTTGCTTGTCGAGCTACTCTGAAGCTCGAAGAGGTCTTGGACGAAGGGCAGGACAAGATCAAGAAGGCGAAGACTCTCCAGCACAGAGAGTACAGTGAGAAGGATCGTGAGAACGACGTCCGGATCATCACGATTCAGACTGGCGTAAAGATTGTCAGGCTTTATACCCCGGCGGTTGTTCTCGGTGGAGCTTCTATCGCTGCTCTGGTTCAGTCTCACAATATTCTGACAAAGAGAAATGTCGCGCTGACTGCAGCATACGCCGCTCTTGAGAAAGGGTTTGCTGAATACCGCCAGCGTGTGATCGACAAGTATGGCGAGGAAGAAGATCGTAACTTTCGTTATGGAACTCGCGAAGTTGAGATACTTGAGGATGGAAAGAAGAAGACCGTTACGCGTGTGGGTGATGGTATTCCTTCTATTTATGCCAGATTTTTTGATCCTCTATCGCCAGAGTGGAACAAAGAACCTGAATACAATCTCATATTTCTTCAATGCCAGCAGACGTATGCGAATGATCTTCTGAGAGCTCGTGGACATCTGTTCTTGAATGAAGTGTATGATTCGCTTGGTATTCCTCGATCCAAGGCTGGCTCAGTCGTTGGGTGGATCATCACTGATGGACAGGTGGCAGATGCTTTTGTCGACTTTGGCATCTGGGCTGGCGATGATCACAATGTCAGAGATTTCGTCAATGGCCGTGAAGGTGCGATTTTGCTCGACTTCAATGTTGACGGTGTTATTTACGACAAGATTGATACACCTGTGGAGGGATTGTCATGGCAGATGAACTAGTCGAGCAGGCTGCTGATCAGATCGAGGAAGTTGCTGTCAAGATCGAAGAAGTCGCGGATGCAACCCGTCGTCTAACGGGGAGAGAATTCGGCTTTTTCTTTGCAGGAATCGGTGTTGGAGTAGCAGCTGGATTCGCAGCTGGATATTACATTGCCGAACATCGTCTGAAGACAAAGTACTCCAAACTAGCCAATGATGAAATCTCAAAGATACGAGAGCATTACTACAAGAAGACAGTAGCTGCTCAACCTAAGCCCCCTGTTGATCAAGTTGTAGTGGAAAGGACTGAACGTGCGTTCACGGAGAAAGAACAAGAAGCAATCGACAAGGCTAATCGACTATATCCTTCCGACGAAGAAACGATCGAGGAGACAGTTGAGGTTGAAGAGACGTCGCAGGTAACCAACGTCTTTAAGCAAACTGAACCAGACGATGAATGGGATTATGCAGTTGAGGTAAAGATGCGAAAGAAGGATACCCCATACATCATTCATGTTGACGAGTATAGTCAGAATGAGCCTGGCCATGATCAGGTGTCATACACGTACTATGAAGTCGACGATGTTCTGGCTAATTCGAGAAACCTGACGATTGATGACATGGATGAAACCATTGGTCTTGGGAATCTTGGAAAATGGGGGCATGGGTCAGGAAACGTTGACATCGTCTATATTCGTAACGAAGAGATGGGCATCGACTTCGAGATTGTCCGCGATCGTGGAAGCTTTGAAGACACGATTCAAGGGACGATTCGTCACTCGTCTGAGGTGAGACGTCGACGACCTAATCGCGGGTTTGATGATGACTAGGTCCGAGTCCATTGAGAATTCATATTTTCAGTGGCTAGTATCTCAGATCCAGATCGAACAGAATGGGACGCGAGTCAGGGAATATCATGGTTTGTTCGAACGACTTCACAACAAGGAATTCGTTTGGATCATTCCCAATGACGACAATCGTCTAGCAGACGGCTTTGATCTCCGAGCTGAGTTCTTGAGAGGGGGTCACTACGCATTTCCATTTGGGGTCTCAATCCTGGAAGTGATAGTGGCCCTCTCTCGGCGGCTGGAATTCAATGCTGAAGGACCATCAAGAGAATGGGCTTGGCAACTCATCAAGAATCTCAGACTACACAAGATGGCCGATCCCATTTCCTTTCGTAAGAATCTACAAATTGACGAAATTCTCGAAGCTCTTATTTGGAGAACGTATCAGCGAAACGGACTCGGTGGGTTTTTCCCATTGAAAAGCACGGATGAAGATCAAACGAAAATTGAGATCTGGTACCAGATGAGTGCCTACATTATCGATCTTCGTGGGTTGTAACAGAAAGAGAAAACGAGATGGGAGCTGAATGGATTTCTATCAGATCCTAACCAGAGAAACGAAAGACAAGAAGCTGGAGTTGTATCCGGATTTTATTGTCGGTCGTTCTCAGGATCTGATGGTGCAAGGCCGTTCATTCTATGCGATTTGGGACGAGGAAGCAGGCCTCTGGTCTCGTGACGAGTACGATGTGCAAAGACTTGTTGATGAAGATCTTCAGCATGAAGCAGAGAATCTGTCTGCTCACACAAATGTGCCAGTTGTAGTCAAGTTCTTGCGTTCATTCAACACCAACGCTTGGACGCAGTTCAAGAAGTTTCTGGGACAGATAAGTGACAGCAGTCATCAACTGGATTCCAAGGTAACCTTCGTAGATGCCGAAGTAAAGAAGACGGACTACGTCAGTCGTAGACTGCCTTACTCTTTGGAGGAAGGGGATATTTCAGCTTGGGATGAATTGATTGGCACGTTATATTCGGTAAGTGAACGGGCTAAGATAGAGTGGGCAATCGGATCCATTGTAGCGGGAGACTCAAAGAAGATTCAAAAATTCTTGGTCTTGTATGGACCGGCTGGATCTGGGAAATCGACAATACTGAACGTAATCGAGAAACTATTCGATGGGTACACCACGACCTTTGATGGTAAGGCTCTTGGCAGTACCAGTTCAGCGTTTGCCACAGAAGCATTCAAGAACAATCCGTTAGTCGCCATTCAACACGATGGCGATTTGTCAAAGCTGGAAGACAACACTCGGCTGAATTCAATCATCTCGCACGAGCAGATGACAATGAATGAGAAGTACAAGCCGAGTTATACAGCCAGAGCAGACGCTCTTCTGTTCATCGGGACAAATCAGCCGGTGAAGATCTCGGATGCCAAGTCTGGGATTATTCGCCGGTTGATCGATGTTCATCCTACTGGGGTGAGAATCCCAGTAAGGCACTACAACACCCTGATGAGTCAGATCGAGTTCGAGCTGGGTGCTATCTCAGCTCATTGTTTGAAGGTATATTTGGAGATGGGCAAGAATTACTACAATGATTATCGCCCATTGGAGATGATGTTGCAGACAGACATCTTCTACAATTTTATTGAAGCGCATTATGATCTGTTCAAAGCTCAGGATTGTATAACTCTAAAGCAAGCTTATACCTTGTATAAGGAATTTTGTGTTGAGAGCGGAATAGAACGTCCACTGCCTCAGTACAGGATGCGAGAGGAGCTCCGCAACTACTTCGACGAGTTCAAGGATAGGGGAGAAGTGGAGGGCGAACGTGTTCGTAGCCTCTATTGCGGATTCAACGCAGAGAAGTTCAAAGCGCCAAAGAAGAGCAATGATCATCACGCATATTCTCTGGTCATGGAAGAGACCGTGTCATTATTTGACGAAGAGTATGCCGATCAACCTGCGCAAATGGCGACTAAAGATAACGTCCCAGAGCAAAAGTGGTCAAGTGTTGGTACGAAACTAATAGACATTGACACCTCTAAAATCCACTTTGTAAAAGTACCTGAAAACCACATCGTCATAGATTTCGACTTGAAAGGGCAAGATGGACACAAGGCAATCGAACGAAATCTTGAGGCAGCTAGTGCCTGGCCCGCCACATACGCCGAGCTCAGCCAATCGGGACAGGGCGTACACTTACATTATGAGTATGCTGGCGACACAGCGACCCTTGCCTCAGAGTATTCAGAGGGAATTGAGGTTAAGCTGTTCCGGGGGGACGCGTCGTTGCGCCGCCGGTTGTCGCGATGCAACGCGGTGCCAATTGCGTCGATAAGCAGTGGATTGCCGCTCAAACAGAAAAAGGAGAAGATGCTCAAGGCCAAGACTATCACCAGTGAAAAGGGCCTCAGAGATCTGATTGAGCGGAACCTGAGGAAAGAGGTTCATCCAGGAACCAAACCTTCCATCGACTTCATAGCCCATATTCTCGAGGAAGCTCATGAATCTGAGATGAAGTACGACGTCATGGATCTGCGAACTCGCATTCTTTCTTTCGCTATGAACAGCACTAATCAGTCTGATGCTTGTATGAAAACTGTTCGAACCATGAAATTCCAGTCAGCTCCTGAGATTGATTCTGATGCAGTCGTGGAAGTGGACGACGATCGCATGGCCATATTTGACGTGGAGGTCTACAAGAATCTCTTCGTCATCTGCTGGAAGTTTCGCGGAGGCGACACTGTCGTTCGAATGATCAATCCAAAGCCGCATGAAGTGGAGAGACTATTCAGGCTGAAGCTGGTCGGGTTCTACAATCGTAGATACGATAATCATATTCTCTATGCAGCTTCAATGGGGTACAGCAACGAGCAGCTCTTCACTCTCAGTCAGAAAATGATTGTTGACAACAATCGTAACGCACCATTCGCTGCGGCATACAACATCTCGTATGCGGATATTTGGGATTTCAGCACTATTAAGCAGGGGTTGAAGAAATTCGAAATCGATCTTGGCCTTCATCACATGGAGTTGGATCTTCCGTGGGAGGATCCAGTCGATGAGAAAGACTGGCCGAGAGTCGTCGAGTATTGCGTCAATGACGTGCGGGCCACTGAGGCCGTACTCGAAGATAGGTGGGAAGACTTCGTTGCAAGGCAGATCTTGGCAGAGCTCAGTGGTTTGACTGTCAATGACACCACGCAGAAGCATACAGCGAAGATCATATTTGGAGACGAGAAAAATCCCCAGCGGTATTTTGTCTACACAGATCTGAGCAAGGAATTCCCCGGTTACAAATTTGAAGCAGGTAAAAGCTCTTATAGGGGTGAAGATCCAGGAGAAGGTGGTTATGTCTACTCAGAACCTGGTATCTACACTGATATTGCTTTGCTGGATGTAGTGAGTATGCATCCAAGAACCATCGAGATATTGAACTTGTTCGGGCCCTATACAAAGAAGTATGCTGAGCTCACGAAAGCTCGGATAGAAATCAAGCATCAGAACTACGAAGATGCTCGTAAGCTATTCGATGGAAGACTCGCTCCCTTCTTGGAAGGAGCCGAGGAACATAAGGTAAGTAATCATGGCAGCCAATTGGCTTTCGCTCTACGAATCGCGTTGAACATTGTCTATGGCCTGACGTCGGCCAAATTTGACAATCCGTTCCGTGACATTCGAAATGTGGATAACATTGTCGCCAAGCGTGGCGCCCTCTTTATGATTGACTTGAAGCACGACCTTATCAAGCTGGGCCATATTGTCGCACATATCAAAACTGACTCTGTAAAGATTCCAAATGCTACTTCACAGACAATCGTTGATGTAAAGACACTCGGTTCAATGTACGGTTACGAATTCGACCACGAGATCACTTACGACAAATTCTGTCTTGTCAACGATGCGGTTTACATTGCTAGAAAAGGCGATGAATGGACAGCCGTAGGATCTCAATTCCAACATCCGTACGTGTTCAAGACACTGTTCTCCGGTGAAGAACCTACTTTTGATGATCTATGTGAAGGTAGAACTGTTGTTCAGGGAACTATGTATCTCGACAAGGAGGAACACGAAAAAGATGAAGCCCTTGTTTATCGCAATATGCGCCATCTTGGGCGTACTGGTCGCTTTGTACCTGTTGTTGAAGGGGGCGGAACGCTCTACCGGGTCAAAGATGACAAGTACTACTCGGTAACAGGAACCAAGGGGTACAAATGGGTTGAGGCAGAGATTGCCCAAGCCATGCCAGATCTACAAATAGACATGCGATATTTCGACAAGCTAAAGGCCGATGCTATCAAGGCTATTGAAGCATTTGGCCCCTTTGAGGAGTTCATTAAATGATCAGAGCACCTAGTAGATTAGTTCATCTAGAACCAGAAGCCGAATTGATTCCGAAGAGACCTCTTGGTTTCATGCCGTTTCGATACAAGCATGATTTCTGGAATCAGAAGATCATCATCGAAGTTTGGCGGGGGACAAGTTACGCACGAATTTCGGGTTCGACAAGAGGTTCGACTGAAATTATCGATTGTGCCATTCAGTCATGGAAGCGCTTCGGAAAGAGGAACTAATGCCACAGGATAATACTGTCTTGATGGAAGGCGTCAAGATCATATTCCGAAACTTTGCGGGAAAGGAAGGGCAATACAATAGAGAAGGTGACAGAAACTTCGCAGTGCTTCTTGATGATACTGTGGCTAGCGCTCTTGCCGAAGACGGATGGAATGTCAAATGGCTCAAGCCCAGAGAAGAAGATGAAGCCGAAGAACCCACACAAGCGTATCTTCAAGTGTCAGTCAATTTTAAAGGACGCCCGCCGCGCGTCGTGCTTATAACTTCACAGAAGCGTAAGTACCTTGATGAAAGTGAAGTCTCTGATCTGGATTGGGTCGATATTCGTAACGTTGATCTGATTGTGCGTCCTTATGAATGGGTAGTGAACAACAAGAGTGGAATCAAGGCATATCTCCAGAGCATCTATGTGACGATCGAAGAAGATGCGTTGGAGAAGAAGTACTCTGAGTTGGAACAAGCATGAGCACTACTGCATTCGTTATATTTCAAATCTTCAGCTGTATAGCCGCTTTCATTCTAGGCTATTGGCTTCGCAAGCGTTCTCGTAGAAGCTAATGGTCGTAGAAGCCGTCGTTATCGCAATAATAGTTCTGGTCAGTGTCTCCTTCGGATACTACCTGGGAGTGACACGTAATCGAAACGAATAGGATATGGAAAGAACCTCTATCACGCAAAAATATGTCCGTAAGCCGCTGTACGTAGACGCAGTCCAAGTAACTGAGCAGAACTTTTCCGACATTGCTCGTTGGTGCTTTGGTGAAGTCGGAAACATCGATGACTCCCCCGTCGATATGAGCCAAGATGTTCAGCCTAATAGTCAGTATATCCATGTAAGGGTTCACAACCCTAAAAACTCTAGACAAACCAAGGCGTTTGTCGGAGATTGGATTCTGTACACTGAACGAGGCTACAAGGTCTACACAACAAAGGCGTTTCAAGCCAATTTTGACCTTGTGAAATAAAGTTAGGAGGTGAAAATTTGGGGGAGCAGAACGACGGTACTCGAGAGAACAAGCTCGTGGAGATCAAGCAGTACCTGTCAACGCCGGAGAACCCGTTGACGACTGCGGAGTTCCAGGAGTTTTGGAATTCTTTGACGGATGAGGAGAAGGACGAGTTCCGCAAGACGGAACTGAGGTAGTCGCGAATTCCTGAGTGGGAGCATCGCCACCCCTAATGATGCTCTGCGACCAAAGGAGCGTCCCCCGTTGGGAGTGCTAGGTCAAGCATGCAGGCCAGGCAGCTCAGGATTTTTTATCCCCTTATGAAAGGAATGAGCTCATTACGTTTCTAATCGCAAGTCTGGCTTTTATACTTCCGGTACCCAGTTTCGAGTCTTCAAAACCGGTGTTAGTTCATCCAAAGCCAAAACATCATAAGCATGTTGACAAGCGTATAGGAATTGTAAGACCCTGGAACAGTAAATTGGATCGCATAGCCTACTGTGAAAGTACCAATCGATGGTTTCTAAACACAGGTAACGGCTTTTACGGCGGTCTTCAATTTACGTTGGGAACGTGGCATTCCGTGGGTGGGGTTGGTTACCCGCATCAGAACAGTATACTTGAACAGAAGTATCGAGCCGTGCTGGTTCATAACAGAGCTGGCACATGGACGAGAGATTGGCCTGTTTGTGGATACAGATGACCATAATAGACTCATAGGTTGCATAGATGCCCAAGAGTGGGCAAGAGAGTTTGTTAAGACTGACCACTTGTTACATGTAGGTCAGGATGAAGGAGCTATGCTTGCATGGTTCTCAGCTGCGATCATGTCAGGTTATGACGCAGGTCAAAAAGCTGAACGAGAACGTGACTTCATGGAGAGGCTGCATGAAGTGATCTATCAGGCTGCTGGAGCTGCAACTTCTCCATTCATGGAAGATCATCCAGATTACGTATTCCCTTCCGAGCGTGTCGTCGAGGGAATTGAAAGAGTTCTGAAAGAGTTTGGAATTCCTGCACGAGTTTCTCCGGACAAGGACAGGGTATCAAGCCCGCAAGGTCCCTGTTCAACGGAGGAAAGTGGCCGTGAACTCCAGGTAAGGGGTGAGGGGAGTCAGTGAAAGCCGGGGGGCACGTCCATAACGTTCGCCGACGTCCGGATAGCTGATGGAGACATCATAACCTACCCGCCACTTAAAGTTTCTCCGGGTACATCTAAAACTCAGGATGTACGAATTCGCAATACCGGAGAATGAGGGGTATGGTGTTCGCGCGTTTGAACCGCCAGTTCCCGCCTGAGCATCATACCCCAACAATTTCAAAGACTCTCCGAGTGTGGTGGCATTTGATAACAAGCCGAGTGAGGCTGGCCATCATACGCCGCTGTCGAGGCGGTTCGCGCGAGCTCGGAGATAGGACGGGGTTCTGGTCTTTGTGGGCTAGAGCTCCGTCCGCCGGTTTTCTCTAGGCAGGGGCTGTGTCTAGAGAAGGGATGGGCATCCTGGCTAAGATGGCTGGGGTGTCCATCCCGGGGGTCAATCTTGTCTTATATTTTTCGGAGGGATAATGGATTACGATTCACGAGTCGACACGTATCAGCACATTGCCACGGTTAGAGGCTATCTGTTGACCCTAGGATTTGAGCTCATATTACGTGGCGAAAATCACGACAGTTCAAAGCTGTATGAACCTGAGCTCTCCATGTTCAATGAGTTCACGCCAAAACTTCGCGCCTCCACGTATGGCAGTGAGGAATACAATAAATTCCTCGAGCAGATGGGCGTAGCACTGAGACATCATTACGACAGTAACGATCATCACCCCGAACATTTCGATAACGGCATTCATGACATGGATCTGATCCAGCTCATCGAGATGCTTGCCGACTGGAAAGCTGCGACGCTCAGGCATGACGATGGAAATCTTGGAAGGTCTATCTTACAGAACGCGGAGCGATTCGGCTACGACGAAAAGATGTCGGACTTACTGCTTCGAACGGCAGACAATCTAGGATGGATTGATTAATGCTCATCAAGATCAACACCCAGACGTTCAGACTTGACCCCAGTTTGATGGTGTACCAAGTGGAAGTGGAATGCAAAGGTAAAATCTGGAGAGAGACTTACGGATCCAGATCTGATCTGGCAAATTTCCTACGGGGGTTGGAAGCGGGTTACAACATGACCACTGATGGATTTTTGAGGTTGCCCCTGATTCCCAATCACTCAGACGAAGACACGGATGCGTATACCAAGGATCCAGAATGAAATTACGAAATTGTCCAAAATGCGGTTATGAAGGCGGGATAGGCTATTGCCCAAGATGTCATGGACCTAAGAGAGAAACTACAACCCCACCAGAAGGAAGCTCTAAGAAAGTTAGAAAACGGAAACATCTTGTGGGGAGGAGTCGGAACAGGTAAGACCCGAGTTGCCATAGCTTATTACGTGGAGAACGAGTCTCCTAAGAACATAGTCGTGATCACTACGGCCAAGAAGCGTGACAGTTTGGACTGGGATCGAGAGGCTGCCAGTTACGCGATCAGCCAGGACGAGAGTCATACATATCACGGGGTCATGTTCGTTGACAGCTGGAACAACATAGCCAGATGGGAGGGGATGAAAGATTGCTTCTTCATCTTCGATGAGCAGCGTGTGGTCGGATCTGGAGCGTGGGTTAGATCTTTTATCAAGATCACAAAGAATAACCGATGGATCCTTCTCAGCGCTACACCAGGCGATACGTGGATGGATTACATCCCAGTATTCGTGGCCAATGGGTACTACAAGAATCGTACTCAGTTCATTCGTGAACACGTTGTGTACAGCCCTTATACCAAGTTTCCCAAAGTCCAGCGATACCTAGGTGTGGCGAAGCTGAACAGGTTGCGCAACGAGGTCCTGGTTCACATGCCGTACATCAAGGAGACGATAAGGCACGAGAAGACGATCTATGTGGAGCATGACGCGGTTCTACTAGACAATGTGATCAAGACCCGGTGGAATCCATACGACAACAAGCCCATTCGAGACATCGCAGAGCTATTTATGGTAATGCGAAGGGTCGTCAACAGCAATGGAAGCCGTCTAGAGGCCGTCAGAGACCGTCTAAGCCAACATCAGCGCTTAATAGTGTTCTACAACTTCAACTACGAATTAGACGCTCTACGGGGCTTAGAAGACGTTACAGCGGTCGCTGAGTGGAACGGACACAGGCATGATGAGGTCCCAAATGCCGATTCCTGGGTGTATCTGGTCCAGTACATAGCCGGATCCGAGGCCTGGGAGTCCACAGAGACGGATGCGATGCTGTTTTACTCCCTTACATACTCGTTCAAGCACTGGGAACAGGCCCATGGGAGGATAGATCGCATGAACACTCCATACTCCCATCTGTACTACTACGTTTTACGGTCAAAAACGGCCGTAGATTCGGCAGTATGGCGTTGTTTGAAGTCAAAACGCAGTTTCAACGCGTCCTATTATGATGGTGATTTAGGGTGAAAAATGGGGTCAAAATGGGCAGTTTGAGAAAGTGTCCCAAAAATGGGCAGAGATTTTCAAGACGAAATCCCTGCAAATCCCACAAAAACGATGAAAACAGCTGTGGCCAAAAACACCCTAAAAAACTCCCCCTACACTGTCAACCTAATATATAAATATATAGCTATTAGGTGTATTCTGTACAAGAGTTTTTTCAAAACGTTTTTGACCAAGGTTTTATACAAGATTTTGACCATTCTGCTAGGCCTGTGCTTTGCCCGAGAGCCTTTTAATGAACAGGAGAAGTTTATGATTTGGGCGATAACTCGTGAACCAGACGATAGAATGGCCGATGTACGCGTATCATTGGGTAAGAAAAGCGACATAGGCTGTTATTTGGTGTTTCGTGGCGATCCTGAAGAAGTTGTCAAACTATTGGAGGAATCCCTCTCAGAAGCTCGGAGAACGCTTCCTAGGGGTGATTATACGGACCATAGAGGAAGACCGCAGGGATAATGAGTGAGAATTGGAAACCGATAATGGGCTTTCCATGGTATAGCGTAAGTGATTGGGGGCGTATACGATCTGATAAATCTGGGAGAATTCTTTCACTCAGCCAGAATCAGTATGGATTGGTCTATGTCGGTATGGTGAGAAACAAGGTCCAGTATCACAGATCTGTTCCACTTCTGGTGGCTATAGCGTTTATTCCAAATGATCTCGAGCCATTTGATACACCTATCAATCTGGATGGTGACAGATTCAACAATCATGTGGACAATTTGATGTGGCGTCCCAGATGGTTTGCAATCAGATACAACCAACAATTCAAATGGCCCACTGCCAGTCCTATCATGCATCCAATCCAGGATCTGAAGACTGGAGAGGTGAGCGAGAATTCATTCGAATGTGCAATAAGGTACGGGCTTCTTGAATCTGATTTGATCATGTCCATATACAATCGCACGTTTGTATGGCCCACGTATCAACAATTTGCAGTGTTAAGAGAATAGACATTACATCGTGTATAAATCGCAGAGTATAACGGAAGGGGATAGAAGATCCTTTTTCTTTATTCTACAAGCGAGGTAATGTATGTGACCGAAAAACAGTATCAAGCTAAGTTGATCAAAAAGCTTGAGCGTATGTTTCCTGGCTGTTTCATTATGAAGATGGATCCCGATTATCAGCAGGGTATTCTCGATCTGATCATTCTTCATTATGATAAGTGGGCTTCACTTGAAGTCAAGATTTCTGCGAACGCTAACATACAACCAAATCAACAGTATTACGTTGAAAAACTAAACGAAATGTCATTTGCGGCGTTCATTTATCCAGAGATCGAGGAGGAGGTTTTGTTTGCGCTTCAACAAGCATTTGAACCTCCAAGGCGAACACGCGTTTCTAAGTCCAAGTCAGTATCATTGGGTTAATTACACGCCTAATCGTTTAGCTGAACGTTGGACTACAGCGCAAGCTGCAGCTTATGGCATCGCTCAACACGCATACGCTCAAGCTGAAATTCAAGCAGGCAGATTATCGGATCACATTGGAACTCTGGGCATATACATAAACGATGCAATTCGTTACAGAATGGTATGTGAACAGGTTCTCTATTATTCAGAAAACTGTTTCGGCACAGCTGATGCAATTTCGTTCAGATACAACACTCTTCGAATTTTTGATTTAAAAACTGGAGTAATTGCTGGTTCAGTTCATCAACTTGAAATCTATGCTGCTCTCTTCTGTCTTGAGTATGGTAAGGATCCATTCAAGATCAACATTGAGCTCCGAATTTATCAAGATAATGAGGTCGTGATCTATGATGCAGATCCAGAAGACATAATGTTCATCATGGAAAGAATTCAAGAATTCGATCAACAGATTAACCAACTAAGACTAGAGGAGGAGTCGTGAGCGTAGTTCTCAATGATGACAATTATCTCGAGCATTACGGCATTCTTCGAAAGTCTGGTCGTTATCCTTGGGGATCTGGTGGTTCGGAGAGTACTCGTAATAGAAGCTTTCTTGATGCAGTTGACATGCTCAGGAAAGATGGGATGTCTGATACCGAGATAGCACGTGGTTTTGGTATCACTACAACTCAGCTTCGTGCAGCAAACTCTATTGCTTCAGCTCAACAGAGGCAAGAGAAGATTCTTCAGGCTCAGCGTCTTGCCGATAAGGGTTTGTCCAATGTTGCCATTGGGCAACGTATGGGTCTCAATGAATCATCTGTTCGTTCTCTTCTTGCTCCAGGTGCTCTGGACAAAGTAACCGCCAACCAAACTACTGCCAACATGCTTAAGCAGCAAGTTGACGAAAAGAAGTATGTTGACATTGGTTCTGGTGTTGAGAATCATCTTGGTGTTACTGACACCAGATTGAAGAACTCTGTGGCAATTCTTCAGGAACAGGGTTATCAGGTTCATGTCATTCAAGTTCAACAAATTGCAACTGGCAAATACACAAATCTTAAAGTACTGGCTAAGCCTGGTACTACTCTTTCAGAAGTACAGCGTAATCGTGCCGACATAAAACAGATCACTGATTACTCAGAAGATTATGGTCGATCCTATCTCAAGGCTCAACCTCCCATGAATGTCAGTTCGAGAAGAATTGGAATCAATTATGCTGAAGATGGCGGTAGTAAAGCTGATGGTGTCATCTATGTTCGTCCTGGCGTAAAAGATCTTTCTATAGGTAACTCCAACTATGCCCAAGTTCGTATCTCTGTTGATGGTACGCACTATCTAAAAGGTATGGCTCTGTACAAGGATGACCTTCCTGCTGGTGTAGATCTTGTATTCAACACGAACAAGTCGAATACAGGACGCAAGAAGGATGCTATGAAAGAGTTGTCGGCTGATCCAGATCTTCCATTTGGATCAATCGTTCGACAAGTTCATGGACCAGATGGCAAAGTGACTTCTGCAATGAACATTGTTGGAAGTCCTACCAAAGAAGGATCTGGTGAAGAAGGTAGCTGGGATACATGGTCGAGAAATCTTCCATCTCAGTTGCTTGCAAAGCAAAGTCCAGCTTTAGCTAAAGGTCAGTTGAATCTTACTTATGAACGTAGAGTTAATGAACTCAAAGAGATCAGTAAGCTTACTAATCCAACTGTTCGTAAGAAGCTTCTTGAATCGTTTGCTGATTCAACAGATGCTGCTGCAGTTCATCTTAGAGCAGCTGCTATGCCCGGACAGGCGACTAAGGTAATTCTTCCTGTTACATCAATGAAGCCAACTGAAGTTCATGCGCCTAGTTTGCCTAATGGTACACGTGTGGCTTTGGTTAGATTTCCTCATGGTGGAACGTTTGAAATTCCTCAGTTGACGGTGAACAATCGTAATCCTGAAGCGCGTAAATTGTTGGGTTCACATGCTAAGGATGCAATTGGTATTCATCATTCTGTTGCTGAACGTTTGTCAGGTGCTGACTTTGATGGGGATACAGTATTGCTTATCCCCAATAACAAAGGTTCGATTAAAAGTACCCCCGCTCTTGATGGATTGAAGGGTTTCGATCCTCATCATTCGTATCCTGCCTATGATGGGATGCGAACAATTGATGGTGGTACTTACAATGCTAAGACTCGGAAAGTCGATTATCACGGTCAGTCTCCTGTCTCTTCTCGTAAGCAGCAAGAGATGGGAAAGATTTCCAATTTGATCACTGACATGACTGTTCATGGAGCCAAGGCTGACGAACTTGCTCGTGCTGTTCGTCATTCCATGGTTGTCATTGATTCCGAGAAACATAGCCTTGATTTCAAAGCATCTGAAAGAGATAACGGAATTGCTCAATTAAGAGAGAAGTATCAGCCAAAGCCTGCAGGACAAAGGGCTGGTGGTGCTTCTACTCTTTTGTCTCGAGCAGGTTCTGAATATCGTCTTCCTCAAAGAACTCTTAGGTCTCCTGCTAAAGGCGGCCCTATCGATCCTGTCACAGGTAAGAAAGTCTATGAGGAAACTGGGCGTCTGGTTCCTGAACGCAAGCTCAGAAAGAACCCCGTCACAGGTAAAAAGGAGTATGTAACTACGGGCAGGATGATACCGAAGTTGGAAGTGCATGAGCGTCTTGCTGTAACTGATGATGCAATGCAACTTCTATCTGGTACACATGGCACGCCTATCGAAGTCATCTATGCAGAACATTCTAATAGGCTTAAAGCTTTGGCCAATGATGCACGTAAAGAAACTGTTGGTATCAAGCCTACCAAGTATTCGCCTTCAGCAAAGGCCGCATACTCAAACGAAGTTGCCTCCATTAATTCTAAATTAAACCTGGCTGAAAAGAACGCCCCCTTAGAAAGACAAGCCCAGCTAATTGCAAACACCGTGGTCTCCCAGAAGCGCCAAGCAAATCCAGGCATGGACCCAGCTGATGTTACTAAGATAAAGAATCAAGCGTTGACTGAAGCAAGAGTTCGTACTGGTGCAGGTAAAGATCCCGTCCGTCTTACTCAGGCTGAGTGGGATGCTATACAAGCTGGTGCTATTAGTCATAGTAAGCTTGAGAGAGTGATCAAACACAGTGATCTAGAGACAGTGAAGAAGCTGGCTCAGCCTAAGTATCAACCTAAGATGACATCAACCAAGATACTCAGGGCTAAGACTATGATTGACTCTGGTTACACCCAGGCTGAAGTAGCACAACAGTTGGGTGTCTCATTGTCTACACTCAAGGCTGGTATCAGTGAGTGAGGTGAGCATGACTGATACTACACCAACAGAGTACATGCTAACTACAGTAGACAATCCATTCGATCCGTTCGATCAGTTCAATGAATGGTTAGCTTACGATACTAGACTTGGCTATGATACTCCCGGTATGTTGGCAAGGATAGCTAAAGTTTCAAATGATTTGTCTGAACCAGACCAGGCGTTGGCTATCCAACAAGCTATTGATGAGATTGTAACCGAGAACGTCTCAGGCATGTGGCGTAAAGTTTCAAAAAATTCTTTGCAAAATTTATAAAAATTTTTCACAACTTTCGGAAAAAAAATTGACAAAGAGTGGTCAAGTTCAAAGGGGGCGGGGGGTCGGAATTAACACCCCCCCTATGCAT